AGACCTTGCCGCCTTTCGTGCCGGGGCGATGCGGAATCCAGATGCCGGGGATCGGGCCGCAAACATTCAAGAGGACTTTCGTGCGGGGATAAACTTTTTACGCTTGCTCCAATGTAATGTCCTTTTCATGGGCAACCACGAGCATCGAGCCTATGAGCATCAGTATTCGCCCAACGCAATTCTTTCCCATTGTGCGACCAGTTGCCTTGCGGATATCCACCAACTCTGCAAAGACATTCGGGCAGAGATCGTGCAGTACGATATCGTAAAAGGATGGAGAGAGTTTGGGGGAACGCTCTTTGGGCACGGCTGGATGTTCAATGAGAATGCGGTGCGTGACCATGTAGAGATGATGAGGAAGCCAATCGTCATTGGGCATCTACATCGTGTGGATCGCATGGCTGGAAGGTCGGTTGGTGCTCCTGTGGGCTGGACGATTGGTTGCTTGGCAAATGTGGAATCTATGGCCTATGCAAGACGCAATCGTTCTGTGACTCGATGGCAACACGGCATCGCATGGGGAGAGTACAACGACCACAACTGCATCGTGAATGTTTTGTCTCCGACAGCTGATGGCGAATGGAGGTTCCCGGTATGAAAAGCAAAAGTTGGACATCCACAAAATTTGTCGGCGAGTGGGGAAAGACGCTCGAAAATTACATTCATCGTAAGGCCGACAAAGTTCCCAAAGAATTTATCACTGGCCCAATGGCACTTAAAAAAATGGGATTGTATGGTGCGGCTGGAGGACAGCGCACAACGCTCCTTCGACGCATGGTTGAGGACGGCGTGCTGATTAAAAAAACCTTTCGGATTGTGGATGGGTCTGGTCGAAGAATCACGCCAATCGACCATTACGCCATAGCCAAATAGCCTAGTATTAGGCACTTACAACTATTTACAAAATCTTCATTTGAGGGGTTGACAAAAGGTTAAACAAAGGTTAAACTGCCCCCATGATAAATAAAGAAAGACAAATAACGATCCGCAGGTCGGTAAGGCCAGAAATCGCCGAAAGGATTCCGGGCCTCATTGATGAGGCGGCAACTTGGATGCAGAAAAAATATCCATCGGTGGATTTTACTACCACAGAATTTATTTTCTCTGGTAGTTATAGCCGCTCAAGGTATTTTAGAAATGAACTAAAAGAGGGACAAGGCATTGGAAAATATCTTGCCCCGAATGTCTGTATTAGCACAAGGGCTTGGCTCATTCTTTACGACATGAAAACTCTTTGTATCAAAAAGAGAAAAATGTTTGTTGGTAGCGAAATTCAAATGGTATGTGCTTTAATTCATGAGCTTACTCATCATGCTCAATATGAATTGGGATTGCCTACTGGAGAGCTTGAGACAACAAGGAATGAGCTTGATTATCTCAAGGAGTTTCATCCAGAGTATCACGCCAAGATGGTAAAAGCCTAACCCAACCAACCAGAAAGGAACCAGACCATGCTAATCATCCTCATCACCATAGTTCTCGGAAACCTCGGAGCGTTTATTCTGCTTGGAGAACGCAAGTGAATCATCTGCTTCTAGCCTACACCATCGGCCTAGTCATTGGGGCTGGTGCTTTTTATCTTGCACTTCAACTCATACTCCAATAGAACAACTCCTGTGATATCCTTTTATCCTGCCAGACCCCAAGGATGCATCGCCCCGGCATGGGATTCTGCCTACGCCGACCACGCCATCGAGCCAAAGTTCAATGGCTGGCGCATGGTGATAGACCAACAAGAGCGCAAGGTGTTTAACCGCCACGGCGAGCGAGCCAAGTATGAGGGCGATATTCTTAAGACGCTAGGCCGCACCAAGATTGCCTCACGCTTTCTTGACTGCGAGTGGATGGGAAACCGCACCAAGACCGGGCAAAACACGCTCATCCTAATTGATGTAATGGAGCCGTTGCCTTATGCGGAAAGGCGCAAGTTCTTTTCCAAGATTAAGCCAGCATCTTTTGAGCTTCAAGACAATGCGCTGTTGCGTATGCCTACCTTCAAACACGCCAGACTCAAAGCAATCTGGGAGGAGATGGAGTTTCAGAACCGCAAGGCTGGCGAGACAATCTTTGAGGGTTTTGTGATGAAAAAAGATGATCGCTACCCAAGCCAGACCGACCCGCATTCTTACTGCGGAGCATGGCACAAGATGAGGATTCGGGAATGATTACTTTTCTATTGGTGTTTGGCGTGATGTTCCTTGTGCTTGGCTTCAAAAAATTGGTTGAGGTTATCGACCAAGCCAATTACGAAAGGCGCAGATTCAATCTCATGGTTGCCGAGGAGCTAAAAAGGCTGGATGAATTGTACAAAGACAAGCAATCATGGGGTGAAGTACAATATGAAGAGAAAAAGTGGTGGGGTAGAAATTGAAACCAGCCACCAAGTTTGAAATCCTCTGGCGTTCCCTTGGCGGGTGCGAGCTTAAAAAGGAATATCAGTTTGCCCCTAAGCGTAAGTTCCGAATGGATTACTATGGCGAAACCAATGGCAAGCGATTTTGTGTCGAACTTGAGGGCGGAATTTATGTGCGTGGCCGCCACACAAGACCATCCGGGTTCCTGCGAGACATGGAAAAATACAATCTTGCCGCACAACTTGGCATCTTTGTGTTCCGCATTCCCTCGCACAACATCAGCGCAGAATGGATCGTTCCCATATTGAAAGGACTAAAATGAAGGGAGAGGATGATTTTCCAGAAATGCCGCCACGCCTACCGGGTGAAAGCACAGACGATTGGATTGTGAGAGTTCATGGCCCAATCCCAGACACCGAACTAGATGAAGCCAGAGATTTTAGATCACTAAACTTGCCCAAGCAAGGAAGCATAGAAGATCGCCAGTCACTTGGGGACTACGATCACGAACCAAAGAGGATACCAATCAAATGAGCGAGAACCAACTAGCAGTAACAAACAACGGAGTGGCAACGCATATCCGACAGGCTACCGATGTGGCCGGGGCTTGCCGTGAGATCGTGAAGGCCACCGCCCAGCGCATCGGCAACAAAGACTATGTGCGGGTGGAGGGCTGGCAGTCTATAGCAGTGGCGCATGGATGCGTGGCCTCTGCAAGAGATGTTGAAAAGGTGGAGGGCGGCGTAAGGTGCATCGGAGAGGTGAAGCGAATGGATACAGGCGTGACTATCGCAACAGCCGAGGGATTTGTCGGAGACGATGAGCCGACTTGGGCAAGTCGCCCGACCTATGCCAAACGAGCCATGTGCCAGACCAGAGCAATCAGTCGGGCTTGCCGTTCTGCATTCGCCCATGTGGTTGTTCTCATAGATCGAAACCTCTCCACCACACCAGCCGAGGAAGTTCCGCATGGTGGCTTTGAGGATATCAACACGGACAAATACGAAGCACCCGCAAAGGAAGCCATTAAGATTGTGGCCGAAGTCACTAATCAAAAGGCAACCGAGGAGCGAGATATCGTATTGAAGTTTGGCAAGTGGAAGGGCGTATCGATTCGCCAGATTGCTAGGAGCGAAGATGGCTTGAACTACTTGGAATGGCTGGCAAAGCAACCATTGAAGGATGGCCCGGATGGTAAACCCTACAAGAACGATGTTATCCGCAACGAGATCATTGCCGAGGTGCTGATGGCGGCAGACGGAAAGGAGGTGAAATGTGAAGGAGACGATATCCCATTCTAATTTGATCCAATCGTTCAGCGATCAAATACCGGGCATCCTCCGTGAGAACTTCCGCAAAGTGGCGCAAGCTGAAAGAGATCGTATTGCTGAACTTGTCCAGTCTCTTGCAGATAGTTCCGAGGATGCAATTCAGAAAAACATTCTTGAAGAAGTCGCTACGGCGATTAGGAGGTTGCCAGATGTTTATTGATGTAAATGTGCCAGTCATTCGCTGGTCGATGTTGGAGTGGAGGAGCAAACGAGACAAGCCAATGGAAAATACCAGAGTGCTAATTGATACTGGAAGCGATGTGGTTGGTGGTCGGTATCTGTCTGGCAACTTCTACTCGAATGGCTGGCAGGTCTGCACAGAGCTAACCCAGTGGGCCGAATGGCCGAAGGCTCCAAGACCATGAGCGTAAAAATAATTATAACAATCGAAAGTTCGGAAAGTGGCTATCAAAAAATAGATGCAAAAAGCATTTATGATGATTCATCGACTAATGGTGAAAAAATTACTGCGGGGTCGATTCATGAAGTTTTAACCAAAGAATTAAGTAATGAACCCCCTGTTTATTTTGAGCAAAAGAAGGTTAAGCTATGAGCGTTAAAAGACTAAAGTTGGTGGACGAGTTTCACGGCTACATCCGGGCAAGGCTCAAAGAGATGTTCAACGAGTTTAGCCACGCTCAACACCAAAATTATAAGGATATCATAACCCAGCTAGAGTTCAGCCACAAAGTAACCAAAGAACTTTTAGAACGTGCCAAGCGATATCAGAAGCGGGACAAGGAGGCCAAGAAGTGAAGTTGCCTTGGATCAAGTTTTACGCTTCAGACTGGCTATCCGATGAGGCGGTTCGATCTTGCTCAATAGAGGCACGAGGACTTTGGATTGATATGCTGGCACTAATGGCAAAGTCTGAAAACCACGGACATCTTTTGATTGGTGGACGGCCAGCTACCTCGGAACAGCTAGCCCGAATCGTTGGACTTACACCCCAAAAAACTACCGAATTGATGGATGAGTTGTGTGCCGCCGGGGTGTTCAGTTTTCAAAAAGATGTCATTATTTCACGCAGAATGGTGAAGGATGAGCG